TCTCATTAAAGATGGCGTCATGTATATTGAGACGGACGCCAGCAATTGGGATCGCTCATTAAGTTCTGAGTTGCTGTGGTTGTGTGCTTGGTTGCGGTGGCTGTGTATGCCGTATTCCATTATTTCGGACCCAAAACAAAGCGTCCGACATCAGAAGATATTTTTCCGTTTGTACGAAAGCATGATTAATTCGTACATGATGTGCCCAGGAGGCGAAGTCTTCCGGAAGTACAGTGGTTTACCCTCTGGCTCTCCTACAACGATATATGATAATTGTATTATACATATTTATATCGTGTATTCGGCACTTCTTGCGATGCGTCCGACCTTGACGATCGCTCAAATTCAACAGGATTTCCGTTTTAAAGTGATGGGAGATGATTTTATTGGAGGTTTTTCATTAAAACAAAACCCGTGGTTTAATCTTCCCGCCTTTCTTGCCCAAATAAATTTGTTTGGGATTGTCTTCAAGTATGTTCATCATTCGTTTGATATTTTTCAACGAACGTTTCTCTCCAGAAAATGGATTGAGAAGTGGGGAATACTTGTGGCGTTAGCTGACTCTGAGAAGTTGGGGTGCAGTATGGCATACGGAAACCGAGTGAGATGCGTTGTCCGACAGCTTGAACATATGCTTGGCCTGCGACAGGACGCGTTTACGAACGATAAAATGTTCGCTCTCATTGATTCTTATGTGGCGTTCTTCATTAAGAAACATCACCAAAAGCTCGTGGCTGGTCGCCCGGATACGACATGGCAGAGTGTGATTTCTCGAAAACTCACACCAACCGCAATGATGTTGCAAATAACCTCGTACGAGTAGAGGGGTTGGCCAGAAAAATATTCCCCTTTAAAACGAGTAATGCCCCCAAGAGGGAGAGGTCGCGGCCGTGGTGGCAACACCAGGGGCAAAGCACCTAAAGCGAAAACATTTGCGAAAAAAGTCGTCAATCTCATGAAGCGAAAAACTGGAATGAGTGGCGCACAGTTTTTGGGTCAATCAAGGGCTCATCAACATGAGATGGCAAAACTCAACAAAGATGTCAAAGACCTTAAACGAGATGTGAAGTACGAGCATGGTGCCGCACCTAGGTTTAATGAAAAGGCTGTGGTACGTGAAAAGGGAAATGCCGTACCCCTCTCGAATGGTATGAAGGGAAAACGCTATGAAGTAAACCAAGCCCTGTGGACGAATATTTATATTCCGTACTATGGTGGCACCTGGCATAGCGCCCTATCGTGGGCCCCGGGCTCACAGGTTAACGCGTGGTTGATGGATCCAGCTGTAATGTCTGATCTTTTCAATTATGTGTTAGCCACCGCGACCAAGTATATGGTTCGTCGGATAGCCTTTGAGTTTGTTCCCGTGCAAAACGGGTTTACTCAATCGGCGGCCGGAGCTGCCGTCGTGTCTATCGTTCTTGATCCGAATTTCTTTGTCTATGGAACGGATCCGAAGATAAATTGGCAGAAGCTCAATGCTCAGCAGTTGAAGTTGGCATTCCCCGTAAATGGGGCTGGGAAGAAATTTCCGAAACTCGTGTACAATAATCACGAAAAAACAGCAATGTTTGTTCACAATGTGCAAAAATCACCGGATGCGTCAGACGCAGGAAAGGAGGCTGACGTGCGTCAGTGCTATCAATTGAGTATAGCGCTGGCTGATGATGGTGGTGTTGTTCCTCCTGCCTCTGGAGCGGTGGGAATCGCCGTTTATGACGTCAATATTCATGTGGTGGTTGATGCTTACGGCCAGGTGGACAATGTTGCCGACTCGTTAATGTATGAACACAAACGAGCGGAACGAGCGTTGGTTTCGGCAATGAAAACGATTCCGATGTTTCCTACCCTATTGATGGAACATCTTTCGGGTAGTTGTGATTTCCTGGGAAGACCGCAGGACTTTTTTCACCCACAAGCAATCACGCTCTTACATAACAATAATCAATGTGAGGCGTGTCTTGCGAAGGTGAAGCACTACAAAAGGATGGTGCAGGGTATGAAACGTGAAGAACTTTTGTACCTTCAGTCCCATGAAAAACATGTGTCACAGGGGATCCGAAATGTTCAGGGTAAAAGTCGAAAGGAATCTAACCTTGAACTTATCCGTGCGGAGTTGAAACTGCAGGATACTCCCACACCGCAAGTGTACCAAGCTGTGGGTATGGCGGGTTGGGATGGAACGAATTGGCGGGCCATCGCTACGGATTCGAAAGGTACGTTGACTTCCAATTTGTCTTCGGACGCGAAAGTTGTCGTCCAAGGGATTTCTGCCGTCGATGGAAAGACGGCTGTCCCTGTTCGCGTGAATGCGACGGGAAATGTACGCGCGCAGATGTACGCGTACAAGTCCGACGGAACAACAGAAGTCGGACTTACCGCAGGAGATGGCGGGGAACAGAATAGCCTTCAGTTCGCGCGTGATGCTGACACGAATGTGTCAACCGCTGTGAAATGTACTGAGGGAGCTGTTCGGTCCTTGCAAATGGTGAAAGACACCGTGACGGGAGTAAATTCCGTCGTGCAGGGAACAGGTGGTGCGATAGCAAC